CGTCGGGGTCGTGGCAGAGGACCTCTCACTCGAACAGGCCGCCGAGGAGCTCGAGGCCCTGGAAGAGACCCTGGCCGCCGCGCGCACACGTGGGCTTCTCCCTCCCTCGAACGGCTCGCATGGCTGATGGACCCGTTCGACGTTCCTGTGGCCATCGCGCCGGGCTCCGTCATCAGAAGAGGAGGGGGGGCGTCTGAAGATCGTCGACGCTCATCTTCCGTTTCGTCGACGCTCGCCGCCCCTTGCTCCACCCCTGACGGTGCCCCCATAGGCCCAAGATAGGGGGTGGGACAATGGGAGTAAAACGCGATCCCGGCCCGTGCTCTCGAGGCCCCTCGAGCCCAGGCTCGCCCGATCGCCACTGTCCCACATACTCTTACCACAAGGTTTTTTTGACCCATGACGCACGAAGAGGCCCTCGAGCTCGCGCGAGAGGTGATCAACGGCAAGTCCCGCGGCTACGTGAGCGCGGCCATCGCGCTCTCGCATTACCTACTCGGTCGCGAGGGCGCGGGCAGCACGGCCCTGCCTCCAGCGCGCGCGTCGATTCCGCCCACACCACCGCGCGCGTTCTTGGAGATCCCTCACGACCCCGTCCCGTCGTCGTGGCCCCCGCCTCCCGAAGAGGTGAGCTCCGGCCGCTTGCCCACGCCACCGGCCCCGCGCACCTCGCCCATTCCTGAGTCGAGTGACAGCGAGTGCCCGCTAGCCAAGGTGCTGGAGGCGCAGGGAGATGTCGAAGTCGGCGCGCGTGATAGGGTCAAAGTATGACCGCCGCCAACAACGCCACGCTCGAACGTCTGATGACTCTCGGGGTAGATCCCCTGAATCCGGGGGAGGGGAAGAGGCTTGCCGTCCGGCACCGGCAGCTCCGCGCCCTCGTCGCAAGACACGACCCGAACGTGTTCTGTCGCTTCGTGCTGAAGGATGAGCGCACCGGCAAGCCCATCTTGCAGGCCCCCATGCACAAGCGGTGGCACGAGCTCATGGGCGCGCACGATCGCCTCGTCATGTGGTCCCACGTCGAAGGGGGCAAGACCACGCAGGTCGCCATCGGGCGGACCCTCTTCGAGCTCGGCGCGGACCCGAACCTCCGCGTCGCCATCGTCTCGAATACGAACGAGCTCGCGAAGAAGATGACGCGCTTGATCGGGCAGTACATCGAGAAGAGCGCTGAGCTGCACGAGGTGTTCCCCGAGCTCGTCCCGACCAACGATCCGAATCTGCCGTGGAAGGCGAGCCAGCTCACGGTGCGCCGCGAGCACGCAGCCAAGGACCCAAGCGTGCAAGCGTGCGGCGTGCACGGCAACATCATCGGCTCTCGTATCGATCTCCTCATCCTCGACGACATTCTCGACCACGAGAACACGCACACGCCCGGCCCCCGCGCCGACGTCATTCGCTGGATCAAGTCCTCGCTCTTCTCGCGCCTCACCGAAAAGGCCCGCGTGTGGATCGTGGGCAACGCGTGGCACCCCGAAGACGCCATGCACTTGCTCGAGAAGGAGGAGCGCTTCGTCGGCGTTCGCTTCCCCGTCGTCTCCGAGACCGGCGAGCTCACGTGGCCCGAGCGCTGGAGCAAGGAGCGTATCGATCTCGCGCGCCAAGACCTCGGCCCCCTCGAGCATGCGCGCCAGCTCATGTGCCAAGCGCGCGACGATTCGAGCGCGCGCTTCAAGCGCGAGTGGATCGACGTCGCAATCGAGAACGGGCGCGGCCTCGCCATGGTGCGCAACGCCGAAGATCTCTGGGATGAGGAGGAGCTCAGCGAGGAGGAGCGCGAGGAGCGCGCCAAGGCCCGCGAGACCATCTGGAGGCTCACCGGCAAGGGCGCCTTCTTCACCGGCGTCGACTTGGCCGTCAGCAAGAGCGACAGCGCGGGCAGCACCGTGCTCTTCACGATCTACGTCGACGAGAAGAAGAGGCGTCGCGTGCTCGACGTTCGCGCTGGCAAGTGGAGTGGCCCGGAGATCGTGCAGCAGATCAAGCAGTGCTACGACGACTTCGGCTCCATCTTCATCATCGAGAACAACGCGATGCAGCAGATGGTCGTCGACATGATTCGCGACGAGAGCGATATCCCCGTCGTCCCCTTCACCACCGGCAAGAACAAGGCGCACTACGAGTTCGGCGTCGAGTCGCTCGCGGCGGAGATGGCTGGCGGCAAGTGGGTGATCCCCAACAAGGCCCCCACGGAGAAGGGCAAGCTCGCCACGCTCGACAAGGAGGTCAGCGAGTGGATCTCCGAGATGCTCTTCTACGACCCCAAGGAGCACACGGGCGACCGCCTCATGGCCTCGTGGTTTGCGCGGGAAGGCGCGCGGAAGTTCGTAGATCTGCGAGGCGGGCACAACGTCGGCGTCCGCGTCTTGTGAGGCCCCGTCTCGCGGGGTAGGATGCACCGCATGGCCACCGAGCTCCGCATCTTCAACGTCCCCCCGGTCACGCCCGAGAACCAGCGCCCCGTTCCGACGCTGCATTCGGTCGTCTCGCTCGAGGAGGAGGGTGACGCGGCGAAGCGCGCTGCCAAGCTGAATCTCCGCGAGTCCGGCTTCACCGTGCGCTCGCTGAATTGGGGACCGACGCCGGCCGGCAAGCCCGAGCTCGTCGCTTACGTCACGAAGGGAGCCTGATCATGCGCCACGACGTCCGAAAGCTCGAAGTCCCCGCCACCGGCAACAACGGAGCGGCCAAGGCCATCCAAGATCTCTCGAGCACCGCGGTCGCCATCGATGGGACGGGCGCCGCCGCGTTCTCGCTCGCGGTGCAGGTCAAGATCTCCGGCGCCGACGACGCGGCGAACGATGGCTGGCTCACGGTCGCCACCGGCATCATCGCAACGGCGATCGTCCCCCTCGCGGCGAGCGCGAACGGCGCGCCCTATCCCGCAACCCATGTGCGCCTCGTCTCTACGACGACAGGCAGCCCCGCGCCGAAGGCTGTCGTGGGCGGCTACAACGAGCGAACGACCTGAGAGGCTGAGTCATGCCGGACGATCTGCGCGAGAGCGCCGCCACGATGCACGAGGTGCGCGAGGGTCTCTTGAAGGCCACCGTCATCGCGGCACGCGAGAAAACGCACGTCGTCCCGTACCAGGACGAGCAGGATTCCCGCTTCGAGGGCGTGGGCGCTATCATCCCGCCCTACGACCCGACGACGCTTCTGCTCTTGCTCGAGCACTCGAATGCGCTGCGCCAGTGCATCGACGCGTACGTCACGAACATCGACGCCTTCGGCCACACGTTCGAGCCGATCATCGACGTCGCCGCGGCCGATGCCGACGACCGCCTCGCGAGCTACATCGTCGCGCGCCGAATCGCGCGGATGCCCGAGACCGTGGCCGACCCCGCGAAGCAGGTTCCTCAACCCACGGTTGAGGAGCTTGCAGCGGCGAAGCTCGAGCTGGCCGAGCGCATGCGCGCCGAGCGCATGAAGGTGCAGCACTTCTTCGACTTCGCGTGCCTCGACTACTCGTTCGTCACGCTTCGCCGGCGCACGCGGCAAGACCTCGAGCTCCTCGGCAACGCCTACTGGGAGGTCCTCCGCAACGACGGCGGCCAAGTCGCCGGCTTCGAGTACGTCCCTTCGTTCACCGTGCGCCACATGAAAGCCGACACCCACGCGACGTGCGTGTCGATCAAGGTGAAGGAGAACGAGTTCGACTACGGGGAGATCAAGTCGAAGCGATACTTCCGCCGCTTCGTGCAGATCTTCGAGACGCGCGTGGTGTGGTTCAAGGAATTCGGAGACCCGCGCTTCATCAGCGCGACGACGGGCGCCGTCTTCAACACGCGCGAGGACTGGGATCGCTACTGCCGCGAGCACAACGGCGCGGACGTCCTCGCGACCGAGATGATCCACTTCCGCGTGCACACGCCGAAGAGCAGCTACGGCGTGCCCCGCTGGATCGGCACCATCCTTAGCGTGCTCGGCTCGAGGCAGGCAGAGGAGGTGAACCTCACCTACTTCGAGAACAAGAGCGTGCCCCCCCTCGCCATCCTCGTGCAAGGCGGGAGGATGTCGAACGAATCGATCGATCGCGTGAAGGACTTCATCGAGAACGAGATCAAGGGGAAGAAAAACTTCCACAAGATTCTTGTGCTGGAGGCCGAGGGGCAAGCGGGCGGCGGCGGCTTCGACCAAGGCCGCATGAAGATCGACTTGAAGCCGCTCACCGCGGCGCAGCACAACGATGCGCTTTTCCAGAACTACGACGAGCGCAACATCGACAAGGTGGGCCAGGCCTTCCGCCTTCCGCGAATGCTCCGCGGTGATATCCGCGACTTCAACCGCGCCACTGCCGAGGCGGCTCTCCAGTTCGCGGAGAGTCAGGTCTTCGGCCCCGAGCGCGACGAGTTCGACTTCACCATCAACCGGAAGATCTTGCCGGTGCTGGGCATCCGGTTCTGGCGGTTCAAGAGCCACACGGTCAGCGCGACGAACCCGCAGGACCTCACCGCGATGATCGAAAAGCTCTCTGTCGTCGGCGTCCTCACGCCTGCCGAGGGACGCGAGCTCGCGGAGAAGGTCTTCAACCGCGAGCTGCGGAAGATCAACGAGTCTTGGGTTCGCCAGCCCCTCGAGCTCACGAAGGCCGGTATCGTTCCGCCCGAGGACAAGGACATCAGCGACGCGGCGGCTGCCGCGCTCACGCCTGGCGCGCCCACGGGGGGCACGCCTCTCGGCGGCGCGGCGATGTCCACGCCGACCGCCCCCGCGGGCGGGGGGGTCGTGCTCACGGGGACGGACGCGGCCTCGGTCATCACGGTCAACGAGGCGCGGCAGAGCATGGGCCTCGGGCCGCTTCAGAAGCCCGCGGACAAGGGCGGTGGCGCGGACCCGGACGGCTTCCTCACGGTCGCCGAGTTCAAGGCGCTCCGCATGTCGCTCGGCCAGACGCAGGGTGCGGCCGAGGGGCAAGAGGCAGCCGGAGCCACGCCGGTCGAGAACGCCGACATGACGACCGGCGACCTCGCCTCGGAAGGTGGCCTCGCCATCGGGGGGCAGCGGCGGCGTTTTCGGCGCCAGCCCCCGACCACGAAGAGCGAGATCTTGTCTCTCGCGGCGGACCTGATGACGCTGCGGAAGACCATGAGCGAGCTCGAGGTGGCGGAGATCGAACGCCAGTTCACCGAAGCGCTCCGCCAGCAGAAGGCGGCCGAGGACCCCGAGAACGGCGGCCCCATCGAGGGCTAGCATGTTCGCTGCGACCCTCGATTGGTTCATCGAGGACGTCTTCCGGCTTCCCGTCCAGAAGGCGCTCGATCCGAACGACCCTCACGACTTCGCGATCATCACCGCGCAGCTCGCGAAGGCGACGAAGGGGCTTGCCCAGCCCGAGGAGGCGAAGGCGTTGAAGCAGGCGCTCGCCATGCTCGACGTCGATTGGAAGAACATGAGCGGCGACGCGAAGGCCAAGGTGGTGCAAGCCGCCAAGGCCGCGGTCAACCCGGTGAAGACCGTGCTGCCCAAGGTCGAGGACAAGTTCGAGGCTGACGCCGCGAAGCTCGGCATGCAGACGAAGGCGTCGAACAAAAAGACCTTCGGCTTCGCGATCGGCGTGAGCCTGACGGACGTGCAGCAGAAGTCCCTCCAAGCCATTGCCTTCTCGCAGGGCAACTACGTGCGCGACGAGTACGGGAAGCGATCAGACGCCTTCGGCTTGAAGGCGAAGCAGATCGTGGCCGAGGAAGTGGCCAAAGGGAGCACGCAGAAAGAGATCTCCAAGAGGCTGAACGTCGAGCTCACCGCGCAGCAGTTCAACCGCTCGCAGTCCTACTGGGACATCATCGCCGGGGCATTCGCGAATCGCGCAAGGACCTACACGAACCTCTCGTCGTATCAGGAGGTCGGCATCCAACGCTTTCGCTTCGAGTCGGTGCGCGACCAGCGGACCTCGCAGATCTGCCGCTTCATGCACGGCCGCGAGTTCCCCGTCGAGTCGGCGTTGAAGGCTTACGCGCGGTCCGAGGCCAAGGGCGGCGACGTGAAAGAGGAGCAGCCGTGGGCCGGTCAGGCGAACGACGCTGACGGCAACCCGGTCATCTACGTCAACAGCGGCGGCTCGCGCGTGCCGCTCGCCACGGTAACCGAGTCCGCAGCGGGCAAGGTCGACGAATCGGGGAAGTTCTCGGGTGGCGCCTCCAACGCGCAGCTCGAGAAGCTCGGAGTGATGACGCCACCGTTGCACGGGCACTGCCGCAGCACGATCGTGCCGGCCGGGACCTCGACGGTGGCGGTGCCCACCGCGCCGCCCTTGTTCCAGCTCACGCCCCCCACCGCAGCACCGCCCCCGCCCACGGCTGCCCCACCTCCGCCACCGGCTGCACCGGCTGAGCAGACGGGCCTTCCCTTTGGCCCTGGCGGGATCTCGAACGTGCCCGCCATGCTCTTCCCCGAGCAGCAAGGCTTCGCGTTCGGTCCTGGCGGGATCTCGATGAAGCCCATCGCGGTGCCGACGCTCGATCCCGCGGCGCCTCCGGTGAAGGCCTATGTTCCGCTGCATGAGAAAAAGGACGCGGCGCTCGAGAAGCTCGCCGCGCTGAAGCCGAACGCGAACGGCCTCGTGCCAACGCCGATGACGGTCAAGCAGAACGACAAGTTCGACAAGGCGAAGGACCAGATCGTCGAAGCGTTCGCGGACGGCTACGGCAAGAAGACGCCGCCGAAGTTCATCTCGGGCATGAAGGCGACGAAAGCCAAGGTCGACCCCGCCAAGGTCGAGGAGTTCATCAAGAACCCCAAGCTCCTCATCAAAGAGGAGATCCAGCTCGTCAAGATCGGCAAGGAGCTCTACGTCGTGCACGGGCACGAGGCACTCGCTGCGGCGCACTTACTCGACAAGTGGAAGATGCCCGCGAAGGAGATCAGCCTCAAAGAATTCGAGGCCTTCATGGCAGAGAAGGCGAAGGCCGCTGCCGCGAAGCCCGCTGCGCCGCCCATTCCGCCGAAGCCTGTCCCTACACCGACACCGTTGCCGCCCCCGCCGCCCACGCCGCTCAAGCAGGCGATCGATCCCGCAGCGATCATGCATGAGAAGACGAACCGGCCGGGCGGTGGCTCGAATCAGGGCGCGTTCTATCGGGGCAAGGACGGCGTGGAGCGCTTCGTGAAGCTCTATCAGGACCCCGGCCAAGCGCACGGAGAAGTCCTCGCCAATTCGCTCTACAAGGCGCTCGGCTTCGAGTCCCCGGAAGCGGTCACGTGGAAGGACGTAAGCGGCAAACAGGGCTACGCGTCCACGCTCGTCGAGGGCAAGCAGCTCGGCTCGGGCGCGACCAAGGCGCAGGCGCGCGAGTTCTTCAAGGGCTTCGCCGCTGACGTCCTCTCCGCCAACTGGGACGCCGCGGGGCAGAGCGTCGACAACGCCTTCCTCACGAAGGGCGGGAAGGTCGTCCGTATCGACAACGGCGGTGCGTTCCTCATGCGCGCGCAGGGCGGTCGCAAGCCTGCCGCTGTCCTCAACTCGGTCAGCGAGCTCGACTACTTCTTCCCAGGCTCGGGCAAGTCGAACCCCGGCTACCACGCGCTCGCGAAGGCTGCCGGCTACAACTCCGTCGAGGACTTCAAGGACGAGTTCAAAGGGCAGGTCGCGAAGATCTCTCAGGTGCGCCAGCAGTACGGGGGCTGGAGCAACTTCGTCGCGCAGTATGCGCCAGGCCTCGCCGACCCTGATCGCGCGCAGGTCGTCAAGATGCTCGAGGAGCGCAACCGGCTGCTCGAGAAAAAGGTCGCCGAGCTCTACGCGCCCGCGCCGCCCCCGCCTACGCCCGGCAGCATCGAGGGCAAGCGCCTACCGTCGATCAATGGCGCGAAGCCGAGCGACAAGCTACGCCTCGCCGACCTCCCCGAGACCCCGCGCCCCAAGGACGCGCCCGTTGGAAAGATGCCGTGGGGCGAGGACCGCGCGGCGTACCGCAAGCGTATGGAGGCTTCGCTAGCGAAGATCTCCGAGACGAACAAGTCCGGTGTCGTCGCGTTCACCGGCAGCTCCTACGGCGCGATTCGCGAGTCCGAGATGCGTGGCACTCCCGACGCGAACGCGCAGAAGATCAAGCGCGCCTTCCAGCAGGGTACGGCCGAGGCGTGCACCGTCATGCGCGCAATTCAAGTGCCCGAGAGCGTCGCCGAAGGCATGATTCGCAACGGCGGCGTCTTTCGCCTCGGGCAAGGCAACAAGGGGGCGACGGCGTCGACGACTTGGGATCCGGCCGTGGGCATGGAGTGGGCAGGCGGCACGTACGATGGCGGCGACGTCAAGATCAAGTTCATGATTCACCAGAAGTCGGGGCTGCCCATCGAGGCGATCTCCCGCTTCCGCCATGAGCACGAGATCCTCCTGCACGCCGACGCCGAATTCCGCGTTGTCGGTTCGGCCCGGCTTCAGGGAAAGAAACGGGTCATCATCATCGAGCTCGAGGAGATCTGAGAAAAAAACTCAGCGCGCCGCACAAGCTAAGGAATAGAGATGCCCCGATACCCCGCCAACTATGCCCAGGACCTCGATGCGGAGACGCTGAAGCGCTTGCCGAAGTTCGCCACGTACGAGGGCGATGCACCCGATCTGAAACACCTGCGCGGCCTCGTGCTCGAGACCGCGACGGTGGAGCAGCTCGTGTATCCAGGCGAACGCGACAACGTCTTCGTCGAGGACGAGGACG